GCAGTGTGACCAATCAAGCTATACAGGTTTTACAGGGACCATATATCACTAACACTTATGGTGGTGGTATACAATGTCAAGGTGCAACACTCAACGTTACACCATATGCAACAGGTAGTGCAACAAGTCAAAAGCCATTTGAAGATTATTGGGATTCGCCAGTGTACGACATGTCTGACTTAGATGATAATGGTGTGCTGGACAATCCTGGGAACATACTCTACTACGTTCCTACAAGAACAGCACAGAAAGATAACTATAATATTTCACTAGGTGTTAGTGCTACATGGTCAAAACCATTAGACCAAGAGGCACAACAGCAATGTAAAGAAGCAGTAGCAACACAGATAGCGTTACAAAAGCAAGTGACCGCAAACAAAAGATTAGATTTTGAGGTTGCACGATTAAAAAATTGTGGTGAATTAATGAAGGCTGGAATATCCTTCCATCCAAAGTCGCCATACTATAGCATATGTGCAGACGTTGTGGTACAGAATGTGAATACCGTTGCTCCACATGGACATAATATTCCTCCTAAGATCACTGCTAATGGTAATGCTAGTGATCTAAAGACTATATCAATTGGCGATAAGTAATACCTTCCATGTGATCGTATTCATGTAAGAATATTCTCGCAGATAATCCATCCAACTTTAACTTATGGATTTTTTTATCTACATCTTCATATTTAACAATAATTTTTTTAGGTCTTGTTATCTTTAAAAATAAATCTGGATAAGATAAACAACCCTCTTCCATTTCAACTTCTTCTGTATACGATTTGATGATACGAGGATTGAAACATACTATGATCTCATTATATTCAATATCTCTTACCATTACAAACGCTCTTTCTGATATACCTATTTGATTAGCAGACAATCCTATACCGTTATGATGAATCATACTATCAATCAATGTTTTTGATAGAAACTGTCTGTCTAAATTGTAGCTACACGAATCAATTCTCTTATGCAACAAAGGATCTTCTGATTTAATTAGATCTCTTATCATTTCTTCTTTCTAACTTTTAAAGGAGGTAATCCTTTCTTCTCACGATATTTATTTGCTACTATCTCACTTTTAGATAACCCACGATGGATACCTGCTTTCTTTTGTAGAGTAGCGATAGCTTTTTTTACAGCAGGTTTAATTAATCTCAATAGTAATGGTGTTGCTGCAGCTCCTGCTGTTGCAATCACTGCGATTGCTAGTGTCGTGGATGCTTGATTTGTAGAAGGTAAAAATTTTTCAGCAGGTGTAGTAGGTTCATACAATGTTATACAGATCTTACCATCAGCACTAAGTTCATGACCAGTTACTTTCTCATCACCAGACTGTGTGAGGTCACCAACTCTCAGTTGAGCAGGACCTGGACATGCAACGTCTGTGGGTATGTTTGATGGAACCTCGGGTGAGTCTATGTCTGGTGGTTCTGGTGGTGGAACAACAGGAGGAACTGGTGCCTCTTGAGTTATAGTTAATTGATCTGGTTCATAGTCCATCGCATCATACGATGGATATTCTGCATCACAAAACACCATGATGTTATCTTCATCATCTTTGATGATCTGATTGTTCCTATCACTAAACTCATGTGCTTCAACGCACCCAGGCATATCAATAATAGGATTACCTATTATAACTGTAGCAGGGGGTGCGTATGGAATGACTTGAGTTGGAGTTGTAAGTAGAAACTCTGGTATATCGGCGTTATATATCCCTACATCTTTTATGTAAGAATTGTGGATATGTATTTTTGGGATCGTCATAAGACATTAGCAATTCTTATTCAAATCCTCAGCCATACCTCCACCTATTTCTGCACCTTGATTACCACCAAACATTGCTACCCAACCAGCAGCGACCCAACCAATAAAGGGAATACCAGAGAGAGCAGGAGCAGCACTAGCACCAATTGATGTGCCTACTAAACGTCCTGTGCCTTCTGCACTTCCGATTGCTTTGATACATGCTTCTGATTGCCTAGCCTGCGTGATTGCAGTTGCCTGAGCACCTGTTAAACCAGGTTTCATATCTATCCATGATCTTCCGTTTGATACAGGTCCTCCTTGGTTGATCTGACCATCCATGAAGTATTCTTCTACTACCTTCTCTGTATTATTTGCGAGTCCTAAGAATCCTGACTTGACCTTGATATCTTTTGTGATATATGCAGTCTTAGGATCGTTTGCACTATATGAAATAACATAACTATCATCTGTTACACTTGCCTTGTATGATGTGTAAGGACCTACAGGTATATCCAAACTTGGTAACTTGGGTGCTTCTTTTCTACTTGCAATGTAACCTATCATACCAAGATGTGAGACAGCGAATAGACTGCCTACCACACCAAATGATATCCACTTCCACTTATTAGTAAGTAACATAATAACCTCTAGAAAGGCATAGGAACAGGTAAATCTATAGGACCACTAGTGCTATCTGGTAGCATGTCTGGTAAAGATCCAGTAACTGATCCTAAAGCTGCTTCTGTAATTTTTGATTTAACGTCTTCAATGATTGCATCCTTTCTAATGAACACATATCCACCGAGACCAACTACTCCTAGTGCTACTACGCCTGAGAAGATAGCGATTCCATTAATAATTTTTTGCATGATTTTATTTTGAGTCAGGGACTATTTTTACAGGACCTTGTTCGATCCTTATTGTTTGAGCAGGAGCAGTCTCGGATGCCTTAGCGATAAGAAACTCCATATCTTTTTTAGATATGTTAGCACCACCACCACCATCAGCATCTTTCTTTTTCTTACCTCCAGCGGCGACGCCAAAAGTAGCTAAAGTTCCTGTGAAGACCGAAGCTATAAAGGTCGGATCAATTCTTTCTCCTCTTTCGTAACCTGGAATTTTAACATAATTTAAAGTCAAAATCCCTGCGGACCACACTAAAACGATCACTCTTATGAGTGTCGCTAAGTATTGGAGTTGTTCCTCCTTATCCTCAGCTACTTCTTTAAGTTTACCAAGAGGACCTTTCGGTTTTTCTTCGGCAACTTTTTTTGTGTCTGCCATAATATTTTATTTGCTGTTCTATTTATACTAGTTTTCTGGTGGTCTATAAGTATTTCCTCTAGGGTATAGTAATCCTGTTCTAGGTCTCTTGTCTTTTAGAAATTCTCTACTTGAATTAAGATAACATGCATCTGTTATTGCATTACCATTTAAAAAATCATAATGATCTATCTCTGCAAAGGCACCTGACGCTGTGTTTGCTGGTACTGCAATTTCATCAACTTCATCAAAGAATCTAGGAAATATTTGACCGTTATTAAGTAAAGCAAATGGTCTACCAGGAGAAATGTAAACAGTTGGATTGAGATATGTAAGTGTATAATTTAAAGATCCTGGAAGAGGTCCTTGAGTCCATATATGTGGTACTGGTGGGAAACCAATTGCTTTCTTATTGATTGTTTGATCACGCATCTCAACATTATCAAGAGACATAGTGTAGTTGAGTCTAGGAGGTGGTGTTTGGTCTGTCCACTGATGTGGTACTGGTGGAAACCCAATTGGTTTTTTATTAACTGCTTGGTCACGCATCTGAATATCGCTCATCCCAAAAGTATGGTTTCCATATGCTTTTGTTCCATTCTGCATACTAGGATCATTAAGATGTGCGTTGCCTGGTTGGAAAGCAAGAGTCCAGTTTCCATCAATAGCAGGATTAACTTTCCAATACTTATCCAGTTCACTAGAACATTGATTAGTAAACTGAAAGTTTCCTGGAACTGCTGGAGAACCACCAGTGTGTGATCTTATATTATTAACGCCACTAGCTGTAAGAATAAAATTATATGTTTGTGCGTTACCCGTAGAAGTATCCGTTACTGTTACATTGAAAGATGTATCTTGAAAATAACTACTACTAGCAGATGATTGAAGATATCCTGTGGATGTATTGAATATTAAATTGGTACCAATTAAACTATCACCACTAATAGTCCAAGGTCCTACATCAACTGTCTCTCCACCAGATGTAACAGCACTTGAGTATCCTAGATTAATGTTTACAACAGATCCATGTGCAATCGGACTCTGACTGATTGTTCCTTGTGCTTGATCCCATGTAAATGTTTTCTCAACAAATGGGAAGATAGCACCATTGTTTACTGAGGAGGTAAATGTAACTGTTGTAGGATCGAAGTATCCAGCATCAACAGGAAGACCAGTACCAACACCTGTACCAGTATTATTAGCTTCTTGTGCATCAGTTCTAGTGGTTAGAGATACACTTCCAAAATGAGGACCATCAGTTTCCTGATGCGTATCAGTAATAATACCCATAGAAAATGGTCCACTACCACCAACATCAGTATTGGTTGATGTGAATACATTACCAGTACCAAGATCAATTGTTATACTATTTGCGAGAGCATCTTCAGCAGTGATACCCCACCATTGTCTAAGTGCTTCGGTTAAATTAATATTACCTACGATGGTTGCTATAGGAGAAGGTGTTCTGATCTGTACTTTCTTTCCTACTTTTCCTATAAAATAACCAGCATCTGCTGGGTTAAATTTGACTACAAGTAGAGAAGATGCGTTAGTGGTACTAAATGGATTAGAAACAAGTTCTCTTTCATCCATCAGATTAAGAGGATAATTAGTACTCCTACCAGCATCTGTTCTATGTCCTGCATTAGTAGTACGAATCCAGTCCTTTGCTTTTTGTGGTAGATTACTAGTGGTAGCATCGTAACCATTATGCTCAAGCCATGTCGCTATGATACCAGCAACAATAGGTGTAGAGAAAGAAGTTCCTGAAATATTATCATAGGTTGTACTACCACTTCCATAAGAAGTATTAGCACTCCATTCATAATCAGGACATACGATTCTTTGACCTGGAGCATAGACATCTACAGAGTTTCCATAGTTAGAAAAGTCTGCAACATTATCACCAGGTTCAGTAGCACCAACAACAATCTTAGGTTGATCAAAATCCTCTGCATTAAATCTTAAATCTTTTGGTCCTCCAGTCCTAGCTCCAGTTTTAAATTTTGCTTGTAGAGGACCTAAGAATGTATCACTTGCTGATATAAATCCATTACCAGCAGAGCGACAAATAATAATATTATTTGATCTAGAAACAGTGCTTTCAATCTCATCTAAAATTTCTAGTTCATTGTATGGATAGTCTGTACCAGAATCATTTAATTCAATTATAGGATTACTTCCACTGGGAGTGGTAGCACCAAAAGAAGCGTTAATAATCGCTGGTCTATTATTACCTTTGTAGTAAGCACTACTAGGATTATTATGATCTATAACTGCTTGATATGCTGAAGCAAGATCAGAAAAGGTAGCACCCAGATTACTATTGAATGCTTTAAGTGAATAGATTCTTATATCCTTAGCAATTCCATATCTCCATCCAGAAGCTAGAATTGCACAGTTAGTTCCATGTCCATTATCATCCTCATTAGTATTTCCAACACCACTGTAGTTACTTAACTCATATACTCTATAGTCTCCTTGTTCTGATGTACCAGTTAAACTACTTCTATTGTCTGGATCATATAATTCTGGATGAAGTGCTGCTGTTGAACCAGTAGGTCTACTCGCACCTCTAACTCCACTATCAATAATATAAAGATCAACACCATCACCCGTTTGGGTATAAGTGTATTGATTATTAAGTGCTGATCTATTTTTCTTTGAAATTCTATCTAGATGCCACGCATTTAATCTATAGCTGAAACTACCATGTCTTGCTGGAGATGATTGATATCTGTACATCCCAGGTTGATTAGGACAATAAGGATATAAAACAGGTGGAGTGTAATTACTAGTCTGAGGTGGACCTTGAAAACTATAATTTGATTGATGACTACTACTACCAGGTGCATAGTTACCAGCGTTCCAATTACTTCCTGTGTATTCTACACCACCATTCCATATACCATCAGGAGTTGTAGATAATCTCAGTGGATAATTAGTATTTGATGAGTCGTTTTGTCTAAAGTAAAATGTGTATCCTGATCCCCCAGCAATACTAATTCCTGGTTTGTACCAAGTGGACTGATCAAATGAGTATTCAAATACAGGTTGTCCGTCCCACTGAACAACACGGAACCATCTATACTGACCACCAGCAGATGTAGCCCACGTTGTATCTTGACTTGCTTCTAAACTAACTTCTGTTTCTATATCTTCTACGATAACTTCTTCTTTTATAGGATCTAATTCAATAGTTGTATCCCAAAAACATCTATGTCCACAATCATTAACATTACCTTTTACTTGGTCAATATTTTCATCAGGAATATCAAAACTTATTATACGAAAACTTTCAAGACTCTGATGAAACTGAGCATAAGGAACTCTCGCTTCAATAGAAGCACGAATCTCTTCGAGAGGAGAATTACCACACGCTTTTACTATTAACCTTTTCATCGTACCCCCGATTAGGTGGTTCTAGCACAGAATAGAATTCCTCTAGTTCTGCCATCTTGATTGTATGATCCTGTAATTATAGTGTAAATTTCTGATGTCCCAACAGTAATAGTATCACCTTGCTGAATGTTTGCTGATGGAGTCGCAACATCAAAATCAATCATAGCAAAATCATTAGGTAGATAGTATGGTACTGGAGCTATGTTTATACTTAAAGGAAGACCTTTAATAACTGCGTTAAAGTTAGTAGCATTAGATAACTGTTGTCGTGCATAAAATTGACTGTTACTTTTCAATGCTACATCACCACCAATACTCCTATTTGTATGAGATAAATTAGATCTGGTGTAGATATTAACATAAGCAGTGCTTCCTGATTTAGTACTCAATGATGTAGTTCCATAAATTGTATCAGTATATGGAGTACCCTCCGCACTACCATTTCCACTTAAACTTTCATAAGGTAAGAATCCACACTCAGCAGATCTCACACTTAGTTCATAATTATTAACAACTTGATGAGGACCACCTAAGAAACTTCTAAACCTGATGTGTGGAGCATCTTCATTAGTAGATGGTGAAATAACAGTAACACCACCTAACCACAACTCATCATAATTAAATAGTGCGGGACTTGTATAGTCATGAACAAACCAAGTCATAAAACTATTATCTCTTAACTTAGTTGATGATAAGTTAGGTTGCTTAAAAGAATAAACAACAAAGTTTGGATCAATGGAAGACTGATAAGAAATTAAATCAAGAGAGTATGCATTGTATGCATTATAATCTGCAATTCTTTGCGCATGATCATCATATCGCATTGTAGCGAAAGATGGAACAGGACTATTAGCAATAGTAGAATCATTAAAACGTTTATCACCATTAGGTTCATATGGTATGTCGAATTGAGGAGTTCCTTTAAAACTAGCATCGTACATCTGATTTGCTATATCATCAGCTGATACCGCTAGGTCATTAGACCAATCATAAAGACTACCATGAGCAGTACGTGAATTACTTAAGACAGTATAATTACTAGGAAGAGTTGATGTCTGTGGACGATAACCAGATCCTGTAGAAATAGAAAGTTCTGTTCTACCATTTGTATCTGATTCAAAAGAATATGATTGATAAGTAATTCCAAATTTTTTACCTGCCTCAATTTCTCTCCTACATACACCCCAAGGTGACACTGCGCTTTGTCGATTTTGCTTATCAAAAAATGAAGAAGTTGTACCGTAAGATTTAGCAACAACATTAGAACTAGAAGCAGCAACTACGGTAACTGTGTGTATAGAAGTAAGTGAAGTGGATTTTAAATAATATGTTCCTGCTTGTCCAGGAGAAGGTTTCCATTTTAAATACCAACTATCATTTTGAGTGCTCCATTGCCATGCAGCTTGGTTAACAACATTCGCTGGCATCCAACCATCTAACCAACCAGTAGTATAATTAGAAATAGTACCACTTGCTAGTGTGTTTCCTAAAGAAGTATCATTATTAGGATCATACCAAAGGAGGTATGTGTATTGAGTCATCGCTTTTAATATAAGAGTATCACCTTCAGCGATAGTAATGTTTGCTGCTGAGGATATATTTGTAGATGCGATTGAACCATTAGCATCAATACCAGTCAAATTATTAGAAGAGTCATATTCTAGATTGTAGGTAGTACCACCACTAGCATATCCTTCAACGAAAACAGTTACATTAATATCTTGTACACCATTAGAACCAGTACCACCAAAATCTAAATCATTTAAAGTCAGAACATCTCCATTTACGTATCCATAACCTTGACGATTAACTTTAACATATCTTACTTGTCCACCATAAGAACCTATTTCAAAACTTGCACCAGTTCCTGATCCTGTTGAAGAAGATGGGAAAACATCATACCAATAATCCCACTCATTACTACCTGAACGATCAGTATTTTGTCCACCAGTAGTCCAAGATTTAATACCACCAACTAACCCAGTAACAGGACCCATGTGTGCTCCAACTGTGGTAAGTGCGTCTTCGATCTGATCGATAACATCACTTCTCGACCACCCGATTGGTTTACTATGTGTAGTTGCGGTTACAGTCATTTGTTAATTCTCCAGTTGCAATATTGTAAGAGTTGCAGTGATTGTTGTGTTCGCACCAGAAAGATTTTCTACAGTTACATAAATGTTGGTACTAACTGGTGATTCAGTATTACCACCAACAGTAAATGGTGTTATAATTTGTTGTTGATTCTGACCTGAGGTGATTACTTCAGCGAGTACACCAGAACCAGGATCAGGGTCTTCACCTACGTTCCTATTTACGTCGTTAGTTCTTGCTTGGCTACTACTATATATGCGACACCATGCTGCATCAGATAAGTTAATTTGCATCAATACATATGATTTGAATCCAACTAAATCTAACGTATCATAAGTTCCAGGTGCTAAGAGAATTGTGGTTCCACTTACAGTTGTTCTACTAGAAAGAGTACCACCTCCTCCTCCACCGCCACCAGTCGCACTAAGAACACCAGCAGCAGTAACAGCAAGACCTGATCCAATAATTACACCACCCAATTGAGAAGTTGTAGCAGGAACAATATTAGCAATACCTGTAGTCTGATCTATATTAATTGTGGTACCGTTCTTAATACCACCAAGAGATGTTGGTGATGCAATAGCGATAGCAGATGCTGAAGTGCTAAGAATTCCAGAAGAATCAATACTTAATCCAGTTCCAACTTTAACTCCTCCAAGAACAGTAGCAGATGCAGTTGGAAGAGTTACACTAGCAATTCCAGTGCTACTATCGATCGCTAATCCAGAACCAATCTTAATACCACCTAATACAGTAGTAGAAGCAACGGGAAGAGATTGAACATTGGAACTAAGAACACCACTAGCAGTGATAGAAAGACCAGCTCCAATCATTACACCACCCAACGTTCCATTAGTTGCAACAGGCAATGTATATCCACTAGGAGCAGCACTAATCTGCCCGTTCGACGCCATGGTAATGCTAGTTCCGTCTATTCTAACGCCACCTAATACAGTTGTAGATGCTTGAGGTAGTGTATAGAAACTAGCAGGTTTATTAAGAATTTGTGATAGACCTGATGCAGAATTCCAATCAGCATTTACTGGTTGAACACTATTGAAAGTAATTCTATTGTTAGCAGGTTCATGTGTTAATGTCGTACCACCTAGAGCAAGAATCTGATAACTAGATGTTGTACCATCCGTAGCGGTAAGAGTAACTGTAGCTTCGTTACTTGCTAAGGTAGTTCCTACAGAAAGAGTATAGTTATTTAAGTTATAATAATTAGTTCCATCATTTGTCCACTCCCATTTATCAGTAGCTTCATTCCAACGTAAGACTGTATCAGTTGACGTGCCTCTATCAATTCTGATTGATCCATTTTGTGATGGAGTTCCTGTTGTACCATCATTAATAACAATCTCATTGTTAGATACGCTGAGAGTATTAACGTTAGTGTTAGTGGTTGTTCCCTGTACAAGTAGGTTACCAGTAACTGTGAGGTCACCAACAGATAAGTTATTAGATGTAGTACCACCTCTGCCTGTAATAGTATCAAGAGTATCAGACTCAGCAGTTAAATATGTTGGAGTAAAATTTTCCCATTGTGATGAAGATGCATTGTACTTAATGAGATCTCCTCCAGTCAAACTAGCTAAAGTTACATCAGTGAGATCAGGCAATGCAACCTGAGTTAAATATCCAGCAGCACCATGATCACCCCATCCGTATGCAGCATTCCATTCTGATAGTTTTGTTAATGTAATACTACCAGCAGGTGAAGCAGTAAATACAGGATCAACTTCTGATGCAGCTGCAGCATTTCCTGGCTCCCATTTACCAGCAGTAGAATCCCAGATGAGTGCTTGTCCGTTTGTTGGTGCTGCTGATGCTGTATCAACATCACTGAAAGTATTGATAGGAATACTGGTAAGATCTCCAGCAACTAGATATCCATTAACACTATGATCTCCCCAGTTGTATGCTGCATTCCATTGAGTAGATCCAGAAGATCCATTACCTGTAGTGATACCTCCAGTGAATGTTGCATCAGTTGAATTAGTAAAGTTAGCAAGACCACCTACAGTTAAATTATTTACTACTACATTTGGATTACCAGATAGTCCAGTCGAACTACCAGAAATATTTGCACCAGTAATCAATGCTGTAGATGGATTGTATGTAAGAGTATCGTCTGCAAATGTTTCTACATTACCAGTAGCAGCAGATCCAAGAATCAAAGGAAGAGTAAGATTATCACTTCCTTTTGTTGTTACGTTAATAACATTATTTAATTCGTTTAACCATTCAGATGTACCATCATATCTAATGACTTGATCTGTTGTTAAAGAAGCTAGTGTTACGTCTGTTAGACCACCAAGAGTAGTTGATCCACCTCCACCACCAGCAGGAGAAAGAGATACCCAAGAGGTTCCATCCCACTCCCAGGTAATACCTGCTGCAGTGTGTGTAGCTCCTGTTGAAGGATTCGATGGGAATGAAATAGCCATAAAGATATTTATTTAATGCTTAATAATGAAAACCATCGCATAATATGGTGGTAAGTTGTTGTGTGCTTGGTCTCCACCAGCACTTCCAGTTTGAACAACGTTAAGATTACAATCATTGTTACTTGCTGGCCAAGGACGATAACCCTGATCGACCGATGCATCTTGACGATCCCAAGAGTGAGAGTGTGAAGGCATTTGATCTACTGTTAAGGTCACTGTTGCTTCACCACCAGTAGCACCAGCAGAATAAGTGGAACCAGCACCAACAATAAACCTATTTCTTAAATCAGGAGTGTATTGTCCAACTATTGCTGCGAGAGCACCATAAGAAGCTGTTGTTGTACCATCACATAACAACCAACCTGCAGGTGCTGTAGATCCAGCATACATCATGATTGCACCAACAGGAGCAGCTTCAGTAACTCGACTATCTTTTATGAATGAACTACTAGCAGAACTCCATCTCACACCGTCTGCGTCAGCAAGACCAGTAGTATCTGTAGTTACAACTGCTTTGCCTTCATAGGTAAGCACACCATTAGGAGCACCAAGAGAGAATGATTGTGGAGGGTTGCTATCATTAGTAAATTTAATACTATTATCACTTAAGAATAGATGTCTTACTTTTTTATCTGCACTACCAATATCATAGGTAGCGTTTGTTGTAGGTAATAAATGAAAATCATACTGACCCATCAAAGATGTAACATCAGCATCACCATATGCTGACGCCATTCCAGAATAAGTAGAACCATCATTAGTGAACTCCCACTGATCTGAAGTTTCATTCCAACGAATTTCTACGTTAGCAGATGTACCTCTTTCAATTGCAAGTCCACCATTTTGTGATGGAGTACCAGTTTCATCACTGTTAAGAGTTAAAATATTATCTCCAATATTAACTGTATTACTATTGACTGTGGTTGTCGTTCCATTGACTGTTAGGTTACTACATGTAAAGTCTCCTACTGTTGTTGCTAAAGAAGTTGTATTCCCTGCAGTTAATACTTCAGTTAATGTTGGTGTGTTACCAGTTAAATCAGGAGCAACCTCCCATGAAGCACCATTGTACTTCAGAATATATCCAACCTGAGCACCATTGACTGCATCTACATCACTAAGATCATTAAGAGCAAGTGACTGCTGAGAAGTTAGAACATTTATAGTTCCAGACATATTAGGGTGTGATGTACACTGATAGTACAATGTATCAGGTGCATTCATTGGAACAACAAATGTGAGATCTGATCCATTACCAGCGTCATTGTTTGTTACACCACTATTATATGCTGTACCACCACCTGCTTGAGGACCAGTGGATTGAATTCTAAAAGGATGTCCACCTGATCTATTTTTAAAAACGTATGACTGACCTCTTATCAAATATAAAGTTGGATCCTCAGCATTTGTAGGGAATCCTTCACCAGAGAATATGTAATGTGTGTTTGCTGTTTGTGTAAGAGTCCACGAAATTACTGGTTGCCCAGGTATATCAGTAGTATTACTTGTTACCCAAGATGTTCCATCCCAAGTCCATGTGTTACCACCAGATGTGAACACTTGATTTGAAGTAGGAGTATCGGGAAAATTTATTGCCATGTTACTTAACTAGGTTTTGGATATTTTGTTTTAACAGGGTCTACAATATCAGTCTTCCATTTATCAATACCATGATGATAGATATAATCTAGCTGCTCACCGAAACTTGGATACTCTTCATGTCTTTGCTGTTGATATGCAACTTGAGTTGCAGCTGCTTTTAGTTCAGTATCTTTTGCTGAAACTTGATCCCAAGTTACTGGTATCAAACTCACATCATTAGATTCTATATTGTTACCATTTGCTGTACCAGTTACAACACTATAAGCTGATATAAAACTAGCACTATCAGTTACATCACCATTCAATTTTAAAACATACTGATCATCACTTATTCCAAGTGCTAGTAATGCCTCTTGTAGTTCTATAATATTCATTATCCTGCCTCCATTAAGACCATGTTACCTTGAGAAACTGAACCGCTATTTGTATTAGAATTACGAGATGCATATAATTTATATGTAACGAGTGTATCTACAGCAGGTTGATCCCAATAAGAAATTGAGGACATTCCATCTTGATATTTAGTAGCACTCACGTTATCTCTTTGAGAGATAGCAGTTCCAACAACAAGTTCTGTTTCTACTCCGCTAACTGTACGAGTCAACTTATGTTGTCCGAGAGGAGCTGAGTAAAGATTACCACCAGTATTTGCAATTGTAAACAACATGCTACACATAACAACAATCTTACGGGTATTAGTAGTTGGAGTTATATCTACACTGAATATTTCAGTATAACCTGTGTTTAGACTAACAGAATCACTAGTGCCTTGATTAGTTCCATTTGATTGAGCAACAGCGGTAGAACCATCCTCCACGTTTATCATGGTACGGATCTGCGCAGGTGTTAACTCTTCAATATCCCCCGCACCAGTCGTTACTCTACCTAATATTTTGTCTGCTGCTGATACATTTTGAATCTTTGCATAAGTTACTGCTCCATCTGCAAAAACTCTAGTTGTACCAGACTGAGTAAAAGTACCCGTAGCTATATGTTCATGCGTAAAGTCACGCATTGCATTTACATTAGCTCCATTTAAACTAGAAGATGAAGTTAAGTATCCAACAGCATCATGATCACCCCAACCATATGCAGTGTTAGCGTTAGAAAGATCTGGAGGAGTATATGTAAAGACACCAGTTCCATTATTATATGATAGTGCAGCAGTTCCAGCAGATGCTTGAACAACAGATAGATCTGTTAGGGCAATACCACCTGCAGCAGATAGATCATCTGCCATCTCCCAAGAAGAACCATTGTACTTAAGAATTTTACCATTAGCAGCACCAGTTGTTGCATCTACATCACTAAGATCATTAAGAGTAGATGGTACAGTTGGAAGAGTAACACTCATCACACCTGTAGAAGAATTGTAAGCAAGATCTCCACCAGCACTTATAGAAGCTCGTGCTCTATCGGTTGTATGATAAAGATTACTTGATCCCTCTGATACATCATCGGTAGTAGCAGAAGAAAGACTATAACCTGCAGGTAAAGCATCAACCCATTGGTTACTAGTACCATCTTCATATCTGATTTTTAATTTAGCTTCGTCAGACTTGAACCACAAGTCTCCGTTACTAGGTGATCCAGGTGCAGAATCACCAACAGATACACTAGCACCTCCACCACCACCTCCAGATACAGTAGACCATGTGACGCCACCCGATCCATTACTGGTTAAAACCTGTCCACTAGTCCCGTTAGAAGTTGGATAAGTTAAACCACCAGCAACTAATCCATCAGTGTACACAAATCTCCATTTCTTAGTTGTGCTACCAAGATCATATGTTCCATCAGTAAATGGTAGTGCAGTTCCATTCAAACTTAATCCTGCAAAAGTAGGAGAATAAGTTGCATCGAAACTAAACTGTGTTCCTACTAGATTGAGACCATTTCCAGCAGTGTATGTTGTATCAGTATCGACCTGTGCTATCCAAGCATAGTCAGTACCGTTCCAACTTAAAATTTGATTTGATGTAGCACTACCAATATTAAGATGAGAATCTACATCAGCATTGGCGTAAGATCCACTACCACCACCGCCGCCACCTCCAACAGGATTGGCGTCAACCCATACACTAGAGTAAAGGATCTTTAATCTTCCTTTATCTGACTCCCACCATAAATCACCTGAGCTAGGATTTGATGGAGGATCATCAGAGATAGTTACGTTAGCACCACCTGCTCCACCTGTTAGATCTGCTGCTATCTCCCAAGAACTTCCGTTATATTTGATAATGCTACCCACAGATGCACCAGTAACATCAACATCTGTTAATGCACCTAAGGTAGTAGCACCACTCGTTCCAGTTTGATCTGCTACCCAAACAAAATCTGTACCATTCCAACTAAGAATCTGACCTGCTGTAGCACTAGAAGTATTGAGGTGTGTGCTTACATCAGAGTCACCATAAGATGAAGTAACACCATTAGTCCAGTTACTTCCATTGTAATAAAGAACTTGACCTGAAGTTGGAGTTGAAATAGTAACATCAGTAAGATCATCTATATCAGTTACAGTTGATCCACCTCCTCCAGATACAGTAGACCATGTAATATTTCCTGTGCCATCACTGGTCAAAACTTGACCTGAAGTCCCGTTGGTGTTTGGATAAAGCAAACCACCAGCAGTTAGTCTTCCAACTGAGATATTATTGATAGTAGTATTACCTCTACCAGTTACACTATCAAGAGTATCTACTTCTGCTGTTAGGTAACCTGCAGAAGCATGGTTTCCCCAACTGTATGATTGATTCCAGTTTGCTTTATCTGTGTTTGTTGCTTGTAAATATCCAACAATAGAATGATCACCCCAGTTATATGCTGAGTTCCAATTAGAAATATTTGCACTGGTAATACCTGCTGAAGGTGATGCAGAAAATATTGGATCTGTTTCAGTTGTAATAAAATTGGTAATATCAGGTGGAGTAAATGTAAGTAAGTTTTGTGCAGAGTTAAATGTTAGACTACCAGAACCAGAAGGAATGGTGTTGTTGTTAACAACCATCGAACTATTCTGCTGCATACCACCACCAGTAGTAACAGTAGTAGGAACCCATCTATTACCATTAGAACTAAAACTTAGAACTTGTCCATCACCAGGGTGTCCTGCTTGAACATCTAATAGATCTCCAAGTTGTGTGATACCACCTATAGGAATCCATTCACCGTCTTGATACATTTCAAGTCGGTTATTAACATTATTATAAACTACAGATCCATTTAAAACATTTAGATAATCACGTTCACTTATAGTTTTACTTGGGAACTTGATGTAATCAAGTGCTTGTAGTTCTGTAATTGTTGCACCAGTAGATACAATATTATCTGATACAAGATATCCTTTAAGTGTTAACTCACCTTGAATAGGTTCAAACTTAATCTTATCTGAACCAGCGAGTCCTCCATTGTTATTATATTGTATTGAGTAGTCACTACCACCAGCAACAATACCACCAGAACCTGCTGCTCCTGTGTTTGGTGCAGTAGAAATATTTGTGATTCTACCACTTGGATCAACAGAGATAACAGGAATGACTCCAGAACTACCATAAACTCCATTAGGAACTCCAGTTAAATTTGATAGTTGTGCTCCAGAACCAGTGTATGTTGTAGCATTAACAGTACCAGTAGCATTAAGACCAGTAAAAGTAGGTATTGCACTTGTAGCAAGGTCTTGAGCTACAGAGAACTCCAGTCTTGTTCCAGTTCTTGTTAGAGTAACACCAGTACCAGCAGATAAAACTACCTCTTCAGAATATCCAGTGCTATCTGTTAAACGAATACTTTTTCTGTTTGCTTCCTGTTGGTTCTCAACAGATAGATTATATGATGTGTTGTCTGCATTGATAGTTAATCTTTTATTAACATTATCCAACGTGACTAAAGCACTACCAGTACCAATGAATCTAACAATATCATTAGAGTCTACAGATGATGTAACACTGTTATCACCAATACTCCATCCATTATATGTTGGAGGTATAGCAGCCCAAGATGTATTTTGTCCATCAGTTGTTAGATACTTACTAGCATTTGCTGCTTGTGCTGGTAGAAAAACATTCAGTGCTTCATTAGCAGTGGTTTTGCCTGTACCACCATATGCAATATCAATAGTTTGTGCTTCCCATCTACCAGCAGATAGAACACCAACAGATTCTAAACTAGATGCTCTAATAACATTTCCAAGTCCTGTGCTAGTGATGACATCAGTACCATTAATTTTATAAGTTCTTCCACTAACAATATTAAAATGCTCAGAAGAAGTCCATGAGTCATCAGTATTACTCCACAGAATAGTATGAGGAGAATCACCTTTAAGTTTAATTCCACCACCATCTGCTACAGCATCTGTAGGAATTACAACATCATTTAAGTTAATAAATTTGTCTTGAGAAGATATAGTAACTGTATTACTTGTAGTAGTTGTACCTTGTACAATTAAATTTCCACTAACAGTTACTTGCTGAAATGTAACAGGATCAGTTGGACCTACAGGTTGTCCAATTTTAATTTTATTATCACCAGTGACTGTAACGCCACTCTCTCCAGTGTATGTTGTGTTGTCGTCGTTAACATTGATAGTAAATGTTCTACCAGACTGGGTGATTGTCGCTGCACCAGTTCCGATTAGATTAACATCGCCATCAGTATAATTCTGTCCACCAGAACCTATTCTTGTAACAGTATTTGTATCAGTGAATGAAGAATCAATAGTAATTCTTCCACTGCTTCTTGTAAGAGAAACATTATTGCCTGCTACAAGAACAACATCGGTGTATCCAGTTCCAGATCCACCAGCAGACAATCTAATTACTTTATCTGTAGAAGGGTTAGCACCATCAATAGTGCTGAGTGTGTAAGTAGTATTATTATCTGTGAGGGGTACATTACTCCAACCCACTCCAGTAGTAGTCCTAGAAAGAACTTGTCCAGTCAATCCAGTGTCACCATTCAGAGAAATGATGCCTTCAATTAATAAAGATTTAGTAGTGGGAACTCGAAGACCTTCTACTGCTAGAGTAGGTCCACTATTACTTTGATTGATGAGTTCATCTACTCTAATTTTAGACATTAGACACTACTTCCCCTGTAATAAAGGTATTTATCAGTTAGGGATAGTAATGATCGTGCAGTTTCTTTGTAGTTTCACAGTTGCGTTTAAATTTAGTGAAAATATCAGAAACCATATCATTTGCATTTGTTGGTGGTTCAGTCCATGAATCTATATTCATGGGAGCATCATATTGTTGTGGAAGATCCCTAACCCATTGTCTCCACGCTTCCCAACCAGTATCATCTAAGTTACTCAATAGAATGTAGGGATCAGATGATGCTAACATCTCATCTCTAGATTTCTTAGCCCTTACACTCCAAGTAATGTAATTGCGCATGTATTCTTCATCATCTTGTCTCTGTTCTGCTTCAATTGCCGCATCCATAGCGACTTTTGCCTCGTTATAAAGTCTTTCCGCTAAGGCACTGAAAGTATTTATCTCATCTTGATCGAGAGATCTATGTTCTCCAGTGCTTAGTTCTATATCAGAAATAGCAGGAGCAACTTCATCGTCATAACGAAGACACCAATACTTCTCGTCAATTTCTGCTAGGAGGTTTTTATCTGTATAATATAGATCAGAATTAAATGCAACCTGTCCATCATAGTCGGTCTTACCTCTCATAAGATAAAATTTCATTTGCTTTCTTCTATAATGCCTTTATTATTTAGAGCAGCAGAGACAATAGCAGGTACAATCTTCTGTGCTTCTAATAAATTTGCTTGTAGTTGTTGATTCTGTTCAGTAGAAACATTTCTAAAATTTTCTACAGCAGCTGCAGTAGATCTAGATTGTTGTGATGCTTCAACAATTAACATAGGTAGGAATGCTATTGTACAATCCCACTCATCAATTTCCTGTCCAGTCTGAGGATTGTTACCTCTGACTTGAATCCACCATTTACATTCAAATTTTTTACATGGTCCATTTACCAACGGACAAAAATCACCAGTTTCTAATTTCATTAGTCTCCATTATTAAGATCACATTGTCCAGGTGCAGAGGTTACTCTTTCGCATATTATAACATCAACATACTTTACATCTAAGTCTATGCTACCAGCAGAAAATGCAGGGGATCCTGTAATATTTAGCTGAGTTGCACCACTCGTACTAACACCACCAGTGACTTCTGGATTACCAGTAATCGCCATGTTTCCTTTACCAGCACTGATATCTCCACTATAACCACCAGCTAAGTTTCCTTTATCTGGAGTACCATTTACATAATGTGTGTGACCTGCGTTACCACCAGTGTTACCTGAAGGAATAAAACTATGACTTCGAGAACATGTACCGTCATCCCAGTCTGCTCTACCATTAAAATTAGCTCTTTGATATTGATGTGCATGACTCGCCAACTCACTTATAGTCAATCCATGGTGTCCTGTAAATAAATTTCCTACTCCTGGGGCACCATTAATATTAATTTGGAAATCAGATCCAAGGGTTGCAGTCGGACTACCATTCAAAGCAAGGTTTCCTTTATTAACAGCAAATCCAGATCCAAAGACTGCATTAACTCCACCAGCAACATCTAAGTTTCCATTACCAATGGTAGCACCGTCCGCTTTACCTACAGCAAATACATTAGTAAATGATTTATTACCACCAGTTCCAGATCCAGTTCCAGTAACAACTCTTAATGCTGATTGGTTAAGTATGGTACTAGTAACCTGTGTATATCCACAGGGAGCAGAAGCATTGTAGAAAAGTAACTTTGCTCCATTAGGAACATCAATTCTTTGTGGATTTAAAGTAATAACTTTGTTAGAACCACTCGTTCTATTAAAAGTAAATGTAGTACCAACTAAACTAACATCATCAAAATATCTACCATCTAAACTTTCAGTAGGAGTATTAGTACCATCATTCCTCGCAGCATATAGTTGACCGTTAGCTGGGTTGAAATTCATTGTTGAAACAGCAACGTCTATTGCTGAATCTAGTTTAAATCTACCATCTAAATCTACAGTAACAGCAGCAGGTGGATTTGGACTACCAGATGGAGCGTTTACACCTTGTGTTAGTGTTAGAACACCAGTTGTAACATCAAAAGTAGCACCAGTAACTTTAGTATCTTCTGTAATGTACCTAGCATCTAGGTCAAAACTATAAGCATCACCGTTGCTAACAGTCATGTTCATAGTTCCATTACTAAATGTAAAAGAACTTACAGCAGTATCAACAGTAGTGATAGGAGCATACAGTGTATCAAGATAATCATATAAAGGTTCAGTCTCAATAGAAAGATTTGTATCCGCGGCTCCATCGTCTCTAACAAGATTTAAAAGTAATCTATTTGTATGATATCCACCTGGATTATTACCTGCTACTGCAAAAGTTCCTGACTTAACATACCAGTTAGGACCAGTGTCTGTGGTATATCTACCATCAAGATTGACGACGAGAGCAGCACTACCATCATTAGCACCTAGAGTTAAATTACCATTTCCAGTGTTCCATGAGGCTGATGTAATCTTTGCATCAGTAGCACCAGCAATAGTAACATACCTATTGTCCAAGTATGTTTGAAGATCTGTTATAGGTAGAACAATATCTGATAGTGCATCTGATCTATCAAGAGTTAAAGAACCATTAATTTGACTCCAAGTTGCACCATTTACATAAGAGTTTGTATCGGATGCACTGATAGCAATGACCTGTCCTGCCTGAACCATGTTGATAGATCCAGATGCTTGGAAAGAAATACTTCCAGAAGCATATGAACCACCTGTAGTATTAGGTCCAGTAACTTGTAATTGAGTAACAGTATCAGTGTTGGTATCAGTAGCAGCAACAGTAATATTTCCGTTAGCACTGTCTCTCTGGACTGTGACGTTATTACCACCAATTATATTAACCTGATCAGTAGCACTGCCTTGTCCTGTGCCACCTGGAATTAATTGGAGACCAACACCACCTGTAATTTGAGCAGCAGTTAAATCATATGTTGTATCAGCGTCTGAAACTGCTGTAGAACTAACAGCATATTCCATGTTACCAGTCACATCATTATATGAGACTGTGATACCAGTATTAGCGTTGTTGTCTACCATTCCACCAACGATATCTTCCACCTGTTCTGAGGTTAGTACAGTATCGTTTGCGTTTGTAGATCCTATGGTAATAATATTACCAGATCTGTTTAAAGTAATATCATCACTGGTTGTGAAAACAACTTCTGAATAGTTACCACCGTTATCAGTGATTCTAGTCTTAACATTGTTAGAAGTTGCACCATCCAGTGCAGTCATCTGATATGTGACTGGTGTGAATCCACTAGTAGATGGTAAATTATCCCAGTAAATACTACTTCCATCTGTAGTCAGGAACTTAGCAGATGCTGAAGCAACGCTAGGTGCTAGTGCTAGGAATGCAGCAGACGCAGTGGTTGATCCTGTACCACCTTTATTAACTGCGATTGTATTACCATCCCATGTACCAGTTACGTTACCACTACATGCAATAGATCCTGCTGAGAGTGCATTGGTAACAGTAAGGGCATCAAACGTAGGAGAGTCTGATGTGTTTAATGCTTGAGGAAGACTGAATTCTGTTCCTACTAAATTGATACCAGTTCCAGCAGTATAAGTTGTATCAACAGAACTGATACTAAAAGTGTTTGAGTTTTGTGAGATTGTGGTACTACCTGCACCCGCAAGAATCAACGTACCAGATACAGGACTACCACCTGATTCTAGAGTGGTAACTGTGTTGGTATTAACATACGTAGAGGCAACCGTAATCTGATTACCTGCTCTAGTTAAAGTTACGTTTGAACCACCAACAAATTCTACTTGAGTCGAAGAAAACTGACCTGAGGGGTCACTAATTTGGACTCCAAAATTACTACCAGAATCTACAGCAGAGACCTCAAAACTAGGGAGTGTTCCCCACACCAGTTCTCCGTTGCTTCCTGTTTTAGGTATTTGGTTTGCTACTGTGGATGAAGAACCTCCATGGAGTGTTACAGGTCCACCAATTTTTAATGGTTGATCAGCACTGACTTCAAGACCGTAAGGAAATTCTACTAAACCTGTACCTGCTTGATTGACTATTTGATCGACGCGAGCTCGAGACATCCTATTATTTACCTAGTGCTTCCAAGATATTTATATAAGACAATAAAAAAAGGGGTCCGAAGACCCCATTAATATCTGAGCAGACCCACCAGGGCGAGTTTAGGAGTCTTCCCGAGACTCATCAGCATTAGGGAATTGAATAACATTATCAAGTGAATCCATATCTCCACCAGGACGATACCCAGGGATGTAGTCAACTCCATCTGTAACTATGTAGTCAGATGTATTGAATGTAATAGGATTATTGTTTAGTTCATCAAGATTTAGATTGATGTTACCAAGATCTATTTCAAATACCTTAGATTTAATACCACTTACCATGGTAAGTGCTTTGAAAAGATCCTCAAGGTGATCATCTTTCTTATCATTAAGACAGTGAATAATTGCTTGTCTGATTGATTCCTCAGCAGAATCAAGATGTTCTTTTACGGACGACATAATAGTTAAGAAGCGTTGTGTGCATAGGCGGCGACCTCTGGATCAGGGTCTAACCATTTTGTATATTCAAAATCTTCCATAGCAGTATCTAGTTGTATGGAATTATCTAGTAGGTACATATCGTTGTACCTTTCAGTCCAATCATTAAATTTTTGTATACGGTAATCTGGTTTACCGTTAGTTTTTAGGTAACCTACCTGTACGTATCGGTAGGGGTAGCGTTCAAGTAAGACAGTTGGTTTCATGATGTGCGTGATTACTCGCTCATTGTAGCACGTTCTTTCTCATCCTGCAACACCTGTTTTCTACTCCAGAATGCTGCTCCAATCAGAACAACATAAAGTAAAGTATCATTGATCATAACAAGAAAGAAAAGAAAACTACCACCAAAGCGTATCCAGTCTGGAATTCTACTAGTTATTTTCTGTATGAAAGGAGATATATTTCTTTCAAATTTATAGTAAAGAATTGCAGCAACTGTTACGGTGATCTCACTCATTGGAACAACAAAGTATAGAGATAAGAACACAAAGATAGACCAGTAATGTCTTGATGGTATCTTTCTAAGAAGTCGTACGTATTTTTTACGTAGCGTCGTCATGATCTCTTAAGTAATCATATTCATCTAGATCCATACTCACACAAGATTTAGCATCTTCAAAATCTGATGCAGGAACCATCATAAATTTTCTACCATCTTTTTTAACAACCAAAAAAGATTCACCCTTCTCACATTTTTCAACGTAAGTAGCATGATTGCTGTGTAGTTCTTCTTCTGTTATTTCAACCATTGTTTATAAGTTTCTGAGTTTCTTCAAAGTCTTTCTGGAAAATATCCAGACCTACATCGGTCAGTACATGTTTGTACATACCATCAAAGATCTTAGAGGGCATAGTAACTATATCTGCACCTTGTGCAAATGAATGTTCAACATCTCCTACTGATCTGATAGATGCAGATAAAATCTCAGGGTTATTATATTGAGCACATATATGTATAGGAAGAACCTCTCTAATTCTTCTAATTAAATTACATCCACCGAATCTCTGGTCATCTACACGACCTACGAATGGAGACAGGTATCTAGCACCTGATTTTACTGCTAGAATTGCTTGAGATACACTAAAGATAAGAGTAACATTTACCTTAGCAGCACAGTCGGTATTGATTCCAAGGTCTTTACAAACTGTAAGACCATCTGGGTCACAAGGAACTTTAATAGTTGCTTGTTCACCAAATTTTTCAAACAAACGCATACCTTCGCTAAACATTTCTTCAACAGAACCAACAACTTCCATACTGATATCTTGGATACCTGCATCAATTAGTTCTTGATATACTTCTTCGGGATCTCTTCCTGATTTTTTAATAAGAGATGGGTTAGTAGTTACTCCATCAACCAATCCTGTATCAAATCTAGATAGGATTTCTTGTGTGTCTGCAGAGTCAATAAAAATTTTCATAATAAGTTATTCTTCTATTTCAAAAAACCATTTGATAGATTTAATATAATCAAATGTACATCCAATATCTTTATCGCAGTTAGTATCATACTTTCTGTCGCATAAAAATCGTCTTAGTTGTTCAACAGATTCAAATCTGCCTTGATGTCTTTCTTGTTCGTCATACAAATGGTACTTCATAATCCATTCCAGAATGTATCTGTTGGTGTTTGCATGTTTCTTGAAATCATAAACAGACTTACATTGACCATGAACCATATTAAATTCGTGACCCATGCTTGCCTCCAACAGTATTTACGGTTGGTCTGTACGATGTACATGTTTCTCTCGTTCATTGATGCGTCAACAGACAGAGGTCTATTTTTTAACCACTGTTCTAGTATCAGCGAGACAACAAAACCAATAGCAAAAACATAGAATAACAGGTTCAGTAAACCTGCAATGGATAGTAGAAATACAATCATTTGAAATAGTCTTTTCGGTAGTACCTTCCTAAGATGTTAGAATTATAGTATAAAGGTGTCCCGTCGTCAAGTGCTTGAGTCAGAACATTGTTCAAAAATAATTGTCTGGTCTCCTCGTAGTTTGTTTTACCAAGAGTTTCATGTAAAGATATTATCTCTCTTGAGAAATTATCCTTTCCATAGGTTGATAAGTCGGTTTTGAGTTCGGGGCAAGATCCATAATATCTCTTCCAGTCGGACTCCGAGGTAACTCTACGTTTTCCACCTCTGGGTTTCCTCTTCTGCACGAAATATTTTCTACCGATATACTTTTTGCCTGTTGACTTATTAGTAATGAGGTAGACGTAACCGAAGAAATCGCCAATGTCGTCAGAAGTGAAAGGTTTACCCTCATATATCCAGGGGTTTTCGTAAACTCGTTCCTTAACCACTTGATCATAATATTACTCCTCTGTATTTATGTCGCATCCAGCATCAATTAATGCCTCAGTAGCAATCTTAATAGCATCTTTAGAGATGTCCATAGTAGTACAATCACGTTCAAGATTGTAACATGCTAGAGCAGTAGTTCCTGACCCACAGAAAGGATCTAAAACCTTACCATCAGGAGGACATGATGTCCTTATGATACGTTCAAGTAACTTAAGTGGTTTCTGTGTTGGGTACTTACGCTTGTTCTTTTCAGAACGTGAGATGAAATGAATATCATCCCAGAAATTTTGAATTGGAGACCCTTTAGACTCATCTAAATAGATTTTTTTGTATGGGAGATTAGCACCCCAATGAACAAGGTTCTGATCATGTAAAATTTTAGTTTTATCTTCAGAAAATCTCCACCCATACTGAGGATTATACCCATTATATTCATACATGTGACCGATACGAGACTTCTCTCCAGTCAACTTACCTAGTGCATAGAATCCTTTATCATCTTTGTTCTTAAAAGAGTTCTTAGCATAGGTTTCATCGAGTGGTTGATACTCTACATTGAAGTATGGATCACCTTTTCTGAATACAAGAATAGAATCTACGATGTTACCCCACCCCTTACGGATGTTGTTCTTAGGTCCAGAACGTTTCCAAGAAATATTTGTATAAAACTTAGACCTAACGTCCTTTATAAGGTCACCTAGTACCAAAGCATTGGAATCAAAATTGTTATGAGCATACAACCAACCATTAGGTTTGAGTGCAGCAAAACAGTCTTGAATTACAGATGCATACCATTCAATATAGGCATCTGTAGACTCCCATTTATCATCGAATGCTACCTTTTTATCTTTTTCAAACATGAAAAATTCTCGATCCAATCCGAAAGGAGGATCGAGGTATACAACATCATATTCGTCATCATAATTTGAGAGGTTTTCAACCCTCTCTCTCAATATTTTGATCATAGTTTAAAATCAGAGAACGTATCTTTTTTAACGTCTTGTTTAATGCTACCAATTAGGTAGGATTCTACTTCTGTCTCTTGTGGTGCAACCTGCATACCTTTAGAAGACAACCAGTGTGCTGTCCATGGAAGAGGATTGTTAGCGATAGGAGCATCGAAGATAGGTTTTAGTCCGATAGACTTTAGACGACGGTTAGCAGTCCATTCTACGTACTTAGAGAGTAGTTTATCGTTTAATCCAATGATAGATCCGTCTTTGAACAGGTAATTTGCCCAAGACTTTTCTTCTTCTACGCACTCTCTAAACATATTATACACGTTTCCTTCTTCTTCTTCAACTATTTGTTGCATATCAGGATCATCACCCTTTTGCCAGTTCTTAATAATGTTTTGAGTCACAGTCATGTGCTGTGATTCATCTCTAGCAATGAGTCCGATGATCTTAGCAGATCCTTCCAAGAGTTTAAGTTCGCCGAAGGCAAAAGAACATGCAAACGACACGTAGAATCTAACTCCTTCAAGGATATAAACATTTGCAATCGCTCTGTACAGTTTTCTTTTGAGTTCATATAGTTCATCTACTGCTAGTGGTACTCCAGTTAGATTGTGCTCCCACATTCTACCAGAACCGTATTCATTTGCTGCCTGTAAGAAATTATCATATGCTCCTGTAACAGACTTTGCTCTTTGTAAAATCTTATCATCTTCTAGAATAGTATCAAAGACCTCAGATGGATCAGGATATACATTCTTAATAATATGTGTATATGATCTACTATGAATCATCTCCATAGTCTGCCATATGTTCATACACCCTTCTAGCTCAGGTAAAGAACAGAAAGGACTAAAAGCCATCCCAGGACCACGACCTTGTACGGAGTCAAGGAGGATTTGGTACTTGAGATTGCTAGTAAATATGTGTTTTTGTGCTTCATTTAATGTCTGATAGTCTGCTCTATCTTTTTGTAGAGATACTTCTTCTGGTCTCCAGAAATATCCTAGTTGTGTCTGTGTTAATCTATCAAATATGGGGTACTTAAACTTATCGTAACGTTGGACACCAAGGGGAGGTCCAAAAAACATTTTTTGTTTTGTGTTATCAACAATGTCTGTATTAAATACAGTCATTCCTTTAACTTTAGTACGCATTGGTTCTCCGTTGGTTCTAAATTTTACAACTGTCACAATCTTCCTCCTGTTCTGCAAAGATATCGTTTAATAGGTTCTCTAACCCTTGTTTCTTTTGTTCTTCATCATCAGAAAGATCAGTCTTAACATCATATGTATTCTGATAATAAGATGTCTTCCAACCATATTTGTATGTGGTTAAGAAATCCTGCGCCATTAAAGACACTGGTACCTCATTGTTATCATAATTTTCTGGGTTGTAACTCCAGTTACCTGAAATTGCTTGATCAAAGAATTTCTGCATAGCAGCGACAACTTTGATGTAACCATCATTACCCTTCATTTCCCAGAGAAGAGTGTAGTTATTCTTGTAAGCATAGTACTGAGGGACAATTTGCTTAAGAGGTCCTTTCTTTGACTTCTTAGTGGACAAGAATGCACGAGGTGGTTCGATTCCATTGGTTGCATTAGACACAACGGAACTGCTCTCTGAAGGCATTTGTGCGGACAACGTGCTGTGCCTGAGTCCGTAGGTTGCGATATCATACCTAAGACCATCCCAATCATAATTCAACTCCTCACCGCAGAACTCATCAATGTCTCGCTTGTATGTGTCGATTGGTAAGATACCATCTGCATACTTGGTGCGATTAAAGTATTTGCATGCACCCTTTTCTTGGGCGATTGCGTTGCTTGACTTGAGGAGATAGTACTGGAAAGCTTCAGACAAGTCGTGGACTGCTTTCCATGCTGCAGGATCTTCATATTTGTAACCGTTTTTTGCTAGGTAGTGTGCTAGTCCGATAAATCCAATGCCCAAGGAGCGACGTGCAAGTGTACTAATTCTTGCTGCCTCTACTGGGTAATTCTGATAATCAATAAGTTCCTCGAGACCTCGAACGGATAGGTCACAGAGATTTTCAAGTTCATCTAACCTATTGATTTTGCCTACATTGATAGCAGACAGGATACATAATGCAATTTCACCCTCACCATCAATATGTTGTAGAGGATCTGTGGGCAAGGTAATTTCTTGACACAGATTACTCATGTTCACTTTGTCTTTGAAGGAAGAATGACTATTACAATGGTCTATATTCATCAAATATAAACGACCAGTCTCTGCACGTTCTTTTAGAATGTCTAGAATAAGTGCTTGAGCACGGACAGTTTTCTTCGGAATAGATTCATCAGATTCATAACGTGTATAGAGATCATCAAACTCGTCAGACCCAAAAGCATCGTACAAACCTGGGACATCGTGAGGACTGAATAGGGTGATGTTAGCATCTGTGATGAATCTTTCGTAAAAGATTTTTGATGTTTGGATTGAGTAGTCAAGTTTCCTAACCCTATTGTCTTCAGTACCTTTGTTATTCTTTAATACTATAATATCTTCTATTTCTTGGTGCCAGATTGGGAAGTGGACAGTCGCTGATCCACCTCTAATGCCGTTCTGAGTGCAACA